ATGTCAAAGTTATTATACTTAAGAGTTGTCTCAATCGCTTTTTCTTCTGCAATTTCAATGTCGTCTTTGTAGTCAACTTGCATGTGTAGTTCCAGCTCATCATCACTCTCAGGTAATGTGTCTTGGTTTATGGAAAACATGTCTTTTCCAAGCAACTCTCCTATCTCTTCAAAATCCTGTTTGTTTCGCATTTCTGTTTGAATGCGATTTTTATACAAAGCCTTTTTATCAGACGATATGGGATCTACAGCTTCTGCCTTTACATCAAAAAGCCTATTAGATATTCCGTTAACTACTATGTCAACAAACTTTGGTATAACTGGAACTGGAGTCCAGTCAAGGTTTAAATATGATATGTCTCCATTGATAGCGAGCTCGTCTTTATACTTTCGCACAGACTGCTCACCCATGGAGTATTTCCTTAATTTATGGTATAAATCTCTGTTGTTATAGAATCTGGCTGGACCTCCTTCTTTTCGAAACCATTCCGCTTCAATAGCCCTACCTACCATCAATCCATACTCTTCTGACGCCTTTTCCGCATCTGAAGCCAATTGATTTGGGAATCCTATAACATATCTACCTGAAGATTCCTGCATGTTACTTTAATATTGAGCTCAGTATACCTTTATTATTATACTTTGCAAAGTTAATATTTATTTCTGTATTATCTCTCTTCGGTTTTGTGACGTATTTCTTGTTTCCCATGATAGCTAAACCAGAACTTACAGTAGCATCAAACTTGGTTCTGTTGTTTATATCATAGTTCGCCCAGTCCAAAAGTGTGCGTGTAAAATACATATTTCCAGTCCCATCTTCCGAAAATCCGACATGTTGTTCAATATAGCTTTCAATAGCTTCAGCATGTATGGATATAACAGCTGGAGAAGAGGGGATCCCTCCGAGCTCTCTTTCTGCTTTTGAAAGATCATTTTTGTGTTTGTCTGGCCTGTTTATGCTAAAACCCCTATACCCTCTGTTTTTCAAATGATATAACAATCTAGGCTTGTTGTTTTCCGCAAGTATAGGCATGCCATAAAAAAACATAGCCATTAGCACATCCTCAAAGAAAAGCTCAGCTGTTTGTGGTCTATTTATATATTCTAAAAAAAACATGTTAGAAGGGCCGTCTAAATTAAACTTGGTAAACCCATGAAGTGCACCGTTAGATCCACCGCCCCCTACAGTTCCAGATATATCATACGAGTCACAACCAAATGCCCCTATATGCTCGTTGCCTGGATACTTATTTCCATTCCTATTTATAACTCTGTTTCTAAGCTCCATTGGAGGTATCCAAGAAACGTAAAACCTACCTCTTTGGTCAGGGGTCCATATAACCTCTGAATCTTTTACTCCATTAGCCCAACTAAAACCACCTCTCTGAACAGCCCTACTTCTTTGCAGTCCATCGTTAAAATCAATTTGCTCATAGAGCTTAGTTAGATTAAATAAACTGTTTTTAGCTTCGTCTCTAAATGCATGCGCTTCAGTTCTTGGGAATTGTCTATAAAATTCGTTTAGAGCGTCTGAATCATTTCTTAATGAATCTACCTCGTTATTCCAATAATTTAAAACACCTTGTGTTACATCTAATCCATCTATACCAGGAACTGCATATTCTGGGGTATTAAAAACTGGATGGCCATGCATATCCATAAACCCTTCCATATTCCACTCCATAGGAATAAACAGGCTATATAGTCCACTTTTTGTTTGACCGTTGGAATTTCTTTCTAAAACATTTGAGTCATTGTACAGTCTTTTGAAGTTTCCTCCACCTTTATTCAAAGCGTTAGAGGTAGACCCCATCATACATTTCCCAATAATCCTTCTACCTAATCGAAGACAAGTTTTAGTGACTCGCCAGTTGTTGAGGATATTATCTGGTTTCTCCCATTTTCCACTTTCGTCATGGACCAATAGTTGTAGTTTTTCACCATCGTAGGAGTTATCTCCAGTGTTCTTCCAGTCAATGGTTGTGTCCAATCCTGACAAATCTTCGTCTGTTTCTGTATCCTGAATAGATCTTTTTGTAAGTTTTGATGCTGGAACTCGATAGGCAAGTTCTGTTTTTGGTTTGTCCATCCCATCTTGTATAGGTTTAAAGAAGAATGGATAGTTGGTTGATATTGGAACAACTTTGTCTGTAAACATTTTTTTCGCATCTGCTCCAGACTTTGATAGTATGCCGTACCTTGAATCTGAAGTGATTGTGCCTTGGTTAACAGTTTCTGATGACGACATAAAGCTAAATCCAGACCGTCTATTTTTGAGGTAGCACATTCCAAAACATCTATTGTCGGCCTTACAAGCTTCCCAGAATATGTAGAATAGCCTATTAGATTCCCGAAACTCTGGGTGCCCAACATCAATTTTAGTCCACTGCAAGTACATGTAATGAGAACCAGTAATGTAAGTAGCAACCCCCTTATTATAAAACCAAAAACCTTTTTCTCTTCGTTCAAATTCTTCATCTATGTATGTTATCCATTTGTTTTTAAAATCATTAGGATATTCATTCCACTGAAATATGGTTTTGATTCTATTCAGATCCTTTGGGTACTCAGTAAACTCCCAGTATTGCTCAGATTGTTTTTTCGATCTTTTGAATACCTTTTTCGGACGCAAAGGTAAGGCTATTTTTAGATTCTGGACTTCTACTACATCACCTATAGTCCCTTCTTTAGATATAACAACAAAATCATAGTCTGAATTATATCCATACGACCATGACTTATTTTTGTTTTTCTTTTCAAGAACCTTTTTAGGAACTACAGAAATAAGATTATTGTATAATTTAAGACCTTCTTCCTCTCGCTTCTGCGAAACTTTGGAATCCTTTATCTGTTGCTTTACCGTTCTCAGTCGAGTCTTCGCCATTTAACTTCTGTCTTTCATTTTCTATTCTTTGTAGAATTTCAAATGCATCAAATATCGCAAGCTTTTTAGTTGCAGCAGCATTCTTTAATCTATCTGCCGCTAAATCATCATCTGGCTTGCCAGTTATAATTTCTTCTTCAGCAACCTTTATAAGCTCTTCGACTGCTCTTTCTCCAGCTGATATAACTCTAGAGATTGTTTCAGTAACGTCTGTATTTATTCTTTCATCATGTGATGCCATAAATGCTGAGCTAATTTGATTTCATTTTCATTCTCAAGACTTATGTCTTTGGTAATTTCTTTAAACTTTAATTTCTTCTGGTCTACTAGTGTTTGTTTGGTAGTGCTGCAACTTGTTAGGGTGATAATTAAAGCAGCCATTTTTAGTGTCTTCATGTGCGTTTGTTTGTGCTATTATAGCGTTAGTTAGTTTGTCGATACTCTTTCGTATCTCCTTCAATTCGTTTCTTAAGCCATTTGACTTTACAGTTACTTCTGTCTTCTTACTCATTTTTTTTATTAGATTTAGACATTGCTTCAAGCAATCCTCTTTCATATTCAATTTGTTTTTCTATAATCAGTATTCTTTCCTCAAGCTTGCTTATAACAACTATCTTTTCATCTAGCCTATCATGCACTAAAGATATTTCATCTTTTAATGCCGTAAACTCTGCGAATATACCTCCAGCTGTAAATACAGCAACGATGAAGGATATTACTATTGATAGATTATTTTTTATAAAAGCATCTGGCATATTGACTATTTTAATTTTATACAAATATCTTTTTTAGTCATTCTATAAAGCTTCTTCTGATCAATAGTAAACTGGTATTCACTATTTTTAGTAAATCCAATTTTATCGTTTATTTTCAGATAGTCATCCTTTATATAATCTATAATTCCCACATGCTCTTCTTCTTGCTTATCTGACCTATGCAAAAAGCTATCTTGATTATACTCGACAGGAGATATAAAACAAAAGTCTTTAGTTGTTTTCCAACCTTCTCCATCGTCATACATGTAAATTCTTTCTTCAGGAACCAGATAAAGTTCATCTCTAAAATATTCATTAGACTTCCTCTTGTTGCCCTTCATATCTAAATATGTCCTAAAAACATTATGATGAACAACGACCCTGCTTCCTTTTTTTATTTCTGATCCTTCTGGACTAGCACACACAATACCCAGACGATTCACAAATTTGGCATCCTCTATAGTTGTATTGACTATAAAATCTTGGCCTGCGATCTTCTTGGTGTTGTTGTACTCTTTTCCTTCTGGCTTGATTAAATAATTCCATCTTGGGTTCATATTAGGTTAATATTATATTCAATTACAGTTGGTATTGATTTAAATTCTTTCCACTTTACAACTTCAGATCCTTTTTTAATCCAGACGCTATATCCTTCTCCATCTAAAGCTATATCTTTTATAACATAAGCTCCTCCCAAAACCTCTTGCCCTACTATGTAGTGCATAGCATCTTTATAATTAGAGCCTACGCTTATCTTCCTTATCAAAGTCATCTTTTGAATTTATTTTAACTATTTTACCCATTTCATAGGTAACAACTTGAATTATATTTCCTTCAACATCAAAGATATAAAATAATCCATCATTTATCGGCTTCCCATTCATCATAAAAACAGACCCCTTAACTACAGGGCTTCCTCTGTAAGACAGGCTAATATCTAGCTTAAGAGACGGTATATTTACTATGTGGCTGTCTACTTTTTGAGAAAATGTGTATGCTGAAAAAAGTAAGCAAAAAATTAAATTTATTTTTTTCATTGTTTTTTGTTTTCGTTACAATCTTTACATTCTTTATCTTTTTTTTCTTTTACAATATACCAATCCTTACGAGCCAATCTATTTTTCTGGGCATAGTCAATATATTTATTTATAGTTTTTTTCCAGTTCTTATCTAAAGTTGGGTTTACAAATCCAGACTTATAATTAGAAAAAGTATCGTTAATCATTTTATCGCCCATATGTTGATAATCAAAAAGAAGTTTATTTATATTATAAAAAGAACTAGACTCAATGCCGTTGTATACGTCTATTGGCTCAACCCTAATTCCTAATATAACTCCATATAGAGCTGATTCGCTTAAATGAGTTGTATATATTTTTTTAGTTTTTGGCAAGTAATAATATAAGTCAGTGTTTTTGTCAAGAACATGATCCTCTCCAAACTTATCCATAATCTCTCCAACAGTTTGATATGTGCTTACTGGATGTGGCTTAAAGTATATGTCGCCTTTATGTTTTTCATAAATATACTCCAGCTTATTTAAACATATTCTTTCTTTTATCTTGTTAGACCCAGGCAGAACCACAATGTGATTTCTGGGAGGTAATTTATCAAACTCTTGTTTTCTGCCTTTATATTTATTAGCGTTATTTGACATCAAGTGCTTTCTAAAAAACCCAGCATAATCTAAAGGATTTTCGCTTTTTTCGTAAAACGCCTCTTCAATCATTTTTTCTCTAAAGTCAAAATTCAAAGGCTGAAATATAAATGAGTTTGCATATTCAGTATACCCCATTGTTTTGAAGCAAGCTACTTCATTTGCTATGACATCATAAGAGTGCTCTAAGCCAATGCTTTTTATTCTTTCTAAAGCGTAAGGCTCAACTTGTTTTAAGTGATTTAAAGTTTCACTTTTCTCTAAGTCCCATATTCTTTCTCCTAGGACTTTTTCGCTAAACATTTCCATAAATTAAATTTAAATATATAAGTAATCGTGTGTTGAGTAGTCGTCTATAATTTGAGCATCTGTTAGCACTGAATCATAAACTCTTACTTGAGAAAT